GGGTCTTTAGCTTTTCTATTTTCATAATATTTCTTTCTTTGCTCATTTACTTTATCCTTATTATTATCTCTGTATTTTTTGGTGGCTTTTTTCTGAGCATCAGTATAACTAGATATATATTTTAAAACTTTCATTCTATGTTCTTCCATTATATTTATATTAATGTATATAGCTTTAAATTATTTTTTATCCATATAATTTATTCCAACTGGTAATTTCATCATATCAATTCCTCCTTTTGTATCTTCGTTTATTATTCTCTCATAATCATCATGTGTTTGACTAATTACATCTACTTCTCTTCTTTTTGAAGGGTCTTCTGATAGAAAGAAATGTTTTAATATATATTCATTCTTTTTCCAATCAATTGAATGGTTTAAATCATCAAACATGTCCATAAATGTGTCTACATCTTCGTATAAATCATTTCTCCTATATTTTGACGAACATATATAATGAGCTAAAGCTAAACAATAAAAACCACATGCATTATTCATTAAACTTTGAATATCCTTTGTTGTGTATGGACATTTTAAATTAGTTTGCTTTTCAATAATGTTTTTTACATTTTCAGGAGGAGGAACACCATAAGGGTCAAAATATATTGGTTGTAATTGTCCTTTAGGAGTTTCTCTTATATAAGCCATTGTCCAATGAGTACCAGAATTTTCATCTCCGTCATCTGTAATACTGTCTTGTAAATTAATAATATATACTTTATTTACAATTAGTTTCTTTGGTAATTCATCTTTAAAACATACTTCAGCTAATGGGATATTCATTTTTTTTGATAAGTCAATAATTTGATGGTCTGTTAACATTTTGTATAATAATATATATAGTATATATTTTTATATTTATTTTTTTATTTTTTATTTTTTATTTTTTATTTTTTATTTTTTATTTTTTATTTTTTATTTTTTATTTTTATAATAATATTTTTTTTAATTACCATAATAAATAATATGATAAAAATCCAGGTGTGTACATATCTTGTTTACTCCACTCTCTATTCCTTATTAAGAACCTCTTTCTCCTATTCTCATCGCCGTGTTTTGTGTAATCCTCATATCCCATAGCCCCGAAATGAACCCATTTATTTGTATGAGGGTTTAATATTCTATATTTTTTATCTTTCCTATCTGAATAATCTATTTCAACATCATTACCAAAGAATTCTCTAGCATTATTTAATACTATGTCGGGATTACTATATAATAAAATATTTTCTTTCATATAGTAATATATATTATTTTATTTATAAATTATTTTTTTTCTTCCTCATTGTTCATTCCTAGTTCCATTGCTTTCATTTCCTCTTCTTGTTCTAATTCTACATTTCTATTTATTTTCAAACACCCCCAACAAATATTTATTTCTCCACATTTAGACCTTAAACAAAATCTCAAAACCACTCCAAAAAAAGCAGTTATAATTGTGATAACTGTGATAAAAAAGACACCATCGTAAGTTAATTTCCAATCTGACATATTATATATTATTTAAACTGATTATTTCTTTATTCTATTTTTATATTAATATAACCAAGTATATGGTATTGGACTTGATTGAATTGTTGTAACATTCCAATTGGTATTATCAAGATTAACTAAACTTACAGTTTGACCCTTATAATACAAATTAAAATTATTTCTATCAGTTCTTCCATTGTGCATTAATGATGAATTAATAGTTGTTATATTATTTTTATTAAAAGTAACAAGACCTCCCATTCCTGTCATTGTAAAACCCGGTGTACTAGTTCCTCCCCCATCCCAACCGTTAAATTGCCCACCCATCCAATAAACCCCTGGTGTTCCAGTTCTTTCCATCGCATTAACACCTTGATTACATGTTATAGGTATCCAATTACCTGTTAATGTATTCCAAAAACCTATACCTCCTGTAGGGGCATAATGAGATGAATTAAAACCAAAATTTTGAGACCCAAAACCACTAGCAGCTCCAAAATTCCATAACACACCTTCGACATCAGTATAAAAAGAAACTGTCGGTAAACAACCAACACCAAATTGTGAACCTGTTAATGTTGATACATTAAAATTACATGTATAATTTATAAAAGCACTTCCTAGTTGTGTAAAAGCTCCAGAAACTATTAAACTATTACCGCCAATATATTCTAAAGCAGTTGTAGAACCACCTGTAAATTGAGCTGTTCCATATCCGTTAAATGTTCCGGCTACAGTATCATAATATGCTAAATATTGAGAATTTGCAGCACCACCAGCAGATGAAAAATCACCACAAATCCAAATATTAGTTCCAACTAAAGCCATTTCTAAAACCTGAGTGCCTGTTGATACTCCTGATATTCCGACAGTAGTCCATGTATTAGCCCCTATATTCCATCTTGCAATTTTAGCAGTTCCAGTTACACCTCCCGCTTGAGCAAAAGAGCCACAAACCCATATAAATCCTCCATAAGATAATAATCTTTGACCTTGACCAGAACTTAACCCAGTTCCCATAGCATTCCATACTGATGTAGTTGTATCGTAATATGCTATTCTTTGTGTGCTAGGAATTCCACTTATTTGAGTAAATGCACCCGTAATATATACTCTATTACCACTGACGAGAATATCATAAACATCAGTCCCTGTAAAAGTTCCCATTGATACAAATGTTGATGTGGCAAAATCATAATAAGTGCATACCATAGCATTGCTTACACCATTAATACCCGTATAATTACCACCAACATACATTCTATTTAATACAGGGTCGTATCTTAAACTCCTTATTATTACTGTGCTTCCAGTAGTAGAGACTGCTGTTGTTATTCTACCAAATGTATTTGAATTGTTATTAACAATCATTTTAGTAAATCCAGGTGTAGAACTTAATGGTAATGAATGATTAGCTCCAGACACTAAACTTATATTAACACTAGGACTTAAAGCAGATGTTCCTGTAACAGTTTCTACCGATAAACCACCTCCTCCTCCTCCTCCCGGTGTTGGATAATATGTAATTTCTTTACTAGTAGTATCATACCCTAAAACAGTAGATTGTGATACATTTCTAATAGGGTCAATATATAATCCAGTTGTAGGAGTTATAGTTGAACCTGTAGCATTCAATATATTAATATTTGTAGAACTTGATAAAGATGTAGTGCTTAATTTAGCAGTAGTAGGATTAAATGTTAAAGCAGTGACAGCATCATCAATATATAATGGTTTATCCCCTGTTCCCGATGTTTTAACAAATGGAATATAATAATCACCGTTTGTACTATCTGATGTAATTCCAACATTAGTAGCATTAGTAGCACTTGTAGCGGAAGAAGCCGTTGAAGCATTTCCAGATAAAGCACCCATGAATGTAGTAGCGGTTAAAACATTAGTTGAAGGATTATAAGATAATGGAGTTGTAGTATCATCAATATATAATGGTTTATCTCCTGCTCCTGATGTTTTAACGAATGGTAAATAATAAGTTCCGCTTGAATTGTCTAAAGTTATACCAACATTAGTAGCATTTGTAGCATTTGTTGAAAATGTAGAACTTGTAGCATTACCGCTTAAATTACCTGTAAAAAGAGTAGCAGATAAATTACTTGTTGATGGATTAAATGTTAAAGGTGTTGTAGTATCGTCAATATATAATGGTTTATTTCCTACTCCAGATGTTTTAACGAATGGTAAATAATAAGTACCATTAGTATCATCAGATGTAATTCCAACATTAACAGAATTAGTAGCATTTGTAGCGGTTGATGAAGTTGTAGAACTTGAAGCATTACCAACTAAGTCACCTGTAAAAGTAGTAGCAGTTAAATTACTTGTTGAAGGGTTATAAGTTAATGGAGTTGTAGTATCATCAATATATAACGGTTTATCACCTGTTCCAGATGTTTTAGCAAATGGTAAATAATAAGTACCATTAGTATCATCAGATGTTAAATTAATATTTGTTGAATTAGTTGAATTGGTTGATGATGAAGCATTACCTGATAAACTACCTGTAAAAGTAGTAGCGGTTAAATTACTTGTTGATGGGTTATAAGATAAAGGAGTTGTAGAAATATCAGCTCTTAATGTTTGATTAGTTCCACTTGATGAAACGAATGTAGGATAATAAACACTGTTAATATCAGTATCAGTAATATCTATAGTTGTTGATGTTGTTGAGCTTGATGATGATGAAGCATTACCATTTAAATTACCGTTAAAAGTTGTAGCGGTAATAGTTCCTAATGATGGATTACATGATAATGATGATGTCTTTTGAATTGCTCCTGTTCCTGTTGATGAACTATCACTGAAGTTTAAATAATGAGTTGAATTTTGAACACTATTTCTTGTTGTATACCCACTTTGATTAATTGTATTTGTTGTTGTTCCATCTGTAATAACAATACTCGGTGTAGAAGCATTGATTGAAATTGAATTTGAAGCTCCGTTAGTTGCTAATAAAGTGTTTTCTATTTCTAATGTTGTTGCATTTGGTGGTATTTTCAATGATGCTAAAGCTTGGTCCAATGATGCTAATGTATTCCATGTTGTTGTATTACCTCCGTTAACAATACCAGTTTGATTTATTTCTACAGTTATAGGAGTTGTTAATATATCATCTGTTAATGTTAAACCATTGGATGATAATGTTATAGCTGTATTACCTGTTGTATTAAGATAGTTAATAACATTTCCTTTATATTCTTGCTCTGAAGCATTTGTAGCCATTTAATAATATATAAATATATATTTTTATATTTTTAAATAAAAAATTAATATTTTATTTATTGTAAAGAATTATTTGTACCTGTTCCTCCTACTAATGTTATAGTACCTCCAGTAGTTGAATGACATATATATTCTAATGAATGAGTATAAGCCCAACCTCCCGATGTTCCCGGAGCATCAGCCATCAATTGAATAAAAGTACCAGGAGCTCCACTACCACCAGACGCTCCCACACCATAAATAAAAAAATATGATTGAAGACCATTGTTAGTAGCACCTAAATAAAACATAGCGTTTTGAGTTCCACCAATAAAAGGTCCTGTATTTGTTGAATAATTAACAAGAGTTCCTGTTAGAGGAGCAAATACACCCTGAGGTGTCCAAAATGGTCTAAATATTAATGTTCCTTGAGTTGTTGCTAAATTAGACCAACTACTATAAGCTCCAGAAATACCCCAATTTATCTGAGCTGTAATTCTAAACATTACATAGTCATTAGCTCCCCAAGTTCCACCACAAACCATTTTAGTACCTGATGAATAACCTGTTGTTCCTGTTTGATAATCAGCAAAGTTAGCGAATATTGGAGTGAATGTACTACCTCCACCTCCTGTTCCGTTTGCTAATGCAGTAATTCTACCATTAGTGTCGACTGTCATGTTTGTATTTGTATATGAACCAGCTAAAGCTCCTGCTCCTGTAAAAGCACTTGTTTGTTGAGTATTATCTGATAAGTATTGTATATTAGCCCCGTTTATAATGTTTGTTGAATATAATGTATTTGGTAATGTGCGTGTTCCACTTTGTATAATTAAACTATCATCAGTCATATTAATATCAGCATTAGTCATACCTATTGAACCAAATCCACTTACAGCCATATTAGTATTTAAATTAACAGCACCAGCTCCTCCCGAACCGAGATTGACAGTAGCTGTGTTAGTTGTTATTGTTGTTCCTGATGCAAATGTTGCATTTCCTCCAACATTTATCGCTTGTAAATTTTCTGTTCCTTGTGCATTAGGATATCTTAAATACCTTTTATCAGCTTGATTTTGTGTTAATGGTATATCTCCGCTTAAAAAAACAAAACTATCAAATATTGGTAAATTTTCCGTAGGGGGTGTATAATTAGCCATTTTTAATATTATATTTGTTTAATATAGATATTCTTTTAAAAAAGTTTTTTAAATATATGTTAATATGTATAATATATAATGTTAAAAATTGATAATAACACTGACGAAATAAAAGCATTGAAAAGAAAAGCAAATGTAAGGAAAAAACCAACCGAAAAGGATGGGGAAATAATTAATTTTTATGAAATTATACCAAAAAAATATTTAGATGATATTGAAAATAATAATTTTAATATTCATCATATAGAAATACCTTTTAGAATGTGTGTAGTTGCACCTAGTGGAAGTGGTAAAACTAATTTCGTATTAAATTTAATTAAAGTATTTAGTCAAGGTAAAGGAACATTTACTGATATAACTATTGTCACTAGAAATAAGGATGAACCATTATATAATTGGTTAGTTGAACAAAATGATAGTATAAGAATATTAGAAGGTATGCACAACAACCCTAAATTAGATGATTATGATAAAAAATATAACCATTTGTTAATTTGGGATGATTTGGTATTAAGTAAGAATTTAGACCCTGTTTGTGAATATTATTTAAGAGCAAGAAAAAAGAATGTATCTTTAATGTTTCTTAGTCAATCTTATGCAGATATTCCTAAAATGATAAGAAAGAATAGCTCTTATCTTGTTTTATTTGATTTAGGAGGAAGTAAACGCGAACAAGATTATATAATGAAGGAATGGAGTAGTGAATTAGATAGAGATGAATTAAGAGCTATTTATAATGATGCAGTTAGTAAAAATCTTAATCCATTAATTATTAAAGGAGGTAAAGCTAAACCAAATGAAAAATATAGAAAAGGATTTTTTGATTTTTATAATTTAGATGAATTTTTAAAGAATATTGATAGAACATTACCTAAATCTAAACGAAGAATTAAAGAGATTAATAGCGATAGTGAATAAGAATTTTTATTTTAATAATTGAATTGTAATATTTAATTACTTTTTATTTTGAGGATTATTATCTTAAGTTTGCTTATCATGTATTTAAAAATATAGGTATAGTAATTTTATTAAAAATAATTCCTTATTTTAAGATTTTTTTTTTAATAAAATATTTTTTTTTAATTATTTATTTATTTTTATACTTTTTAGAAAAAAAAAATAAGAAAAATAAGAAAATAAAATAATAATAAAATTTATATTTTTAATTAAAGGTTTTACAATATATTTTATTTATATTATGAACGCAAAGGAAAAAAGGATGAAAGGTGGAAAAATTAAAAAGCCTAAATCATTAAAACAGATAGGAAGGGATATTGATAAGGGTTGGAAGGAAAATATAGCAAGACCAGCAAATAAGAAATTTTTTAAACCAGCTGAAAAGGCTTTGCAAAAAGCCGGAGCAGAAATAGGCAAATTTACAAATGAGCAATTATTACCAGGTGTTGTAAGTACTGGAATTCCGTTAGCTAGTATGGCTTTAGGTGTTTTAGGTACTGAGTTTGGAATACCTCCTGAAATTACATCTCAATTATCAGAAAATTTAATGAAGGAATTTATACCTAAACAATATCAATCTAATAATAAATATGTAGGTATGCTAGGAGACGCTTTAGAAATGGGAATTAGTGGTAAAGTAGACCCTAATAAGGCTATGGAAGTAGGAGGTAAATTTATTGGTTCATTGAGTAGTGATATTACTGGTAAAAATAAAATATCACAACAAACTCCATCAAGTGAGTATTTTGACCCTGAAAACCCTTATGATGATATAATAAGACAACTTATATCTAATTATCAAACAGTTCCTGATAAATCAACTCCTCAAACCCCTCCTCAAACAGATGTTCAATCAGTACCTGAAGTAGTTCAACAAGATAATGACACAATGTATACCGATGCTCAATTAGGTGATAACGCTGATAGTTTAACAATTACTAAATCTCCATATCAACAAAAAGAAGGGAGTAAAGAAGGTTTATTAGGAGCAGGTATTAAGAAAAAGAGAGGAAGACCTAAAAAACATGTAGTTGAGGTTATAGTTAAAAAACAAATACCAAGAAAGAAATTCTCACATGCTAAAAACCTAGCATTAGACCAATTATTAGAAGCAAATATGGAAAACGAAGAAAAGAAACAAAAAAATCTTATTAACGATATGGTAGAAATGCAAACCAGAAAATTAACTCGTCAGGGATTTAACAATAGAAACCCTAACCCTAATTTTGATGATGGAAATAGAAATATTGGTAATCGTTTAGGAAATGGAATAAAA